GGGCCTCCGGCAGATCAGCCGTATCCTCGTCGTAGTTGCGGACAATCGACAGGATTTCCTTGGTCGAGGCGTCGATGGTCACGCGGTAGGGAATTTCCAGCCCGGAAATCTTGCCTTTGTACTTGTGTTCGAAGCCGGGGATGTCCAGCTCGCAATAGCACTCGTAAATCTCACGGTCGCGATCATTTGGGTTGGTCGCAACGTCTTTCACGCCCTCAATCGCATCTTTCTCGCGCTGGGCCGAGTTTTTGTCGGGCTCAACCGGCGTTCCAAGGTCGATGTCGCGATAGACGCCGAGGATTTGCAGGCGCTTCACCGTCGAGGCGCGCATCATAACCTTGTGGGTTACACGCTTGGCATTGCGTAGATCAGTGGCCGAGTTGTTGACGATCAGGTCCTCGGCATCGACGCTCTCACTCACCGGGCGATTGCGCAGCGGGCAGAAATAAATCTTCTTGAAAGCCGTGCCACCAAAGCCGAGCATCAGGAGCATACGGTCGGTGTCAGGGTAATACTCAGATGCCACCGCCGTCAGATAGTGGTTCAGGTCGCGCTCCAGAGCATTGGCGATGCTGTCCTGCTGGGTCGTGGAGGCAATGGCGTCATTGCGAATTTTGACCGGGCCATCGGTCGGCAACAGCTCAGAGCGGGCATTCGCCTGAAAGCGCAGGCAAGCCTCAAGCAGAAGCGGGTGTCGGACTTTTGACATGCCCTCGACAGGAGCGCCGTCAGTGGCACCCTGAAGGCCGGGAAGTTCGATCTTGAGGCCGAGGAGCTGGAGGCCCTTTGCTCGCGCTTCAACCCAATCACGGCGGCTTTCCATGTCGTCTTGAATGCCGCGTATCAATTCGCCAGAGATGGCGGAAAGCGTAACACTATCAATATCATCGACGAGGTTTCTAAACCAATTTCCGTAGTCTTTCTTATCTTCATTCTCTTCAATCGGCCTGCCATCAAGGCTAACAGCAATCGACCCATCGGGATATTCGATGCGCAGCACATTGCCAGCGTCGTCAGTCAGCTTGTTCTCTGACCCCTCGGCAATCTCCACCATGACCTCGTCATTGGCGAAAGGCAGTTCAGGCTCGGCTGGTCCGGGCTGACGAATGTTGGGCACAAGGCCGGGTGTCATCGGCATAGTTAATTCCCTTCAACGGGCAGTTTTTCCATCTCTTTGACAAAGCGACGGATGCCTTCCTGCGCGGCCATAGTATCGTTTTTCGCCATGATTTCATAGACGCGCACATAGTCATAGGGAGCCTTGCCCCAGACCTCGACGCGGAAGTGCCCGATTGCTACCGGAGTCGCGGGCTTGATCGCATCAACCACCGCGCTCGCCAATACCTGTGCCATTTCAGTCCCCACTAAGGATTTCTAGGGCGACTATAGCATATTTGGAGCGGGCGATGGGGATCGAACCCACGACATTCTGCTTGGAAGGCAGAAGCTCTACCTCTGAGCTACACCCGCACCGAAATCATCAGTAGCAGTTGGTGTTGCAGTAGCTTCCCGTGCAGCAAGTCGTACAGGTCACATAACGCCCGTTCACGAAATAGGTGTGCGTCGTGCAGGCAGCCATGGCAGCCGTGGGTGCCAGAATGCCGATGGTCAAAAGAACGGCTACGATCAGTTCACGCATGTTTGCCCCCTCCGAAAAGGACGGGGCCGAAGCCCCGCCAGTCTGAGTTTACGAAACCTTGGAAGCTGGGTGTCCCCAAGGCCCAATCATCATACCTCATACAACGGCGCAGGGGCAGAGCCATGATGCACAACGTTCCGATCAAATTCGGCCAGACGCTCTGGGCTCCTGACCAACAGACCAAGCTCGCGCACATGCTTCACTGCCATGCTTACGGTATCAACCAAGTCGTCATGCTTCGCCTTCGGGAAGGTCGCAACCTGAGTGATGACCATATCGGCCCAAGCACGATCAGGCGCGTAGACCATCCCTTCCGCGAACAGAGGCGCGACCGAGTGCAAGCGCGAAAGCTTATCGACGCCCTTGGGGTCAATGAGCTGAACCGCCCAATCCTCATGCCCGAACATGCGCCGTAGCTCTTGTGAGACGCTGATGCCTGCCGCCTTGTTTTCGATGATCAGCTTATCGACGTTGCACATCCGCATGGTGTCGGCCACCTTCAGCGACAGCTCATGCAGCTCCAGCCTCTCCTGCCAAGCATACATCAGCATCAGGCGCGGATGTTCCTCGGTGTAGGTCCTCTTGATCATGGAAATAGCCTCGCCATCGCGGGCCGCCATTCGCGTAGTCTGAGCTACCTGATCGCCCCCCGAATAAACACCCCACACCGTCAGGGCAGAGAAGTCGTTCTCCTCCTTCGTCGTGTAGGCCGTGTCCAAGCTGGCAATCACATACTCCATCGGAGGGAAGGCATCTCTCTCCCACAGGTTCCACCATTCTCTCTTGATCACACCACCGCCAGCAGGCTCAGGGCGCTGCTGAAGCTGTCCCGCTGCCGCATATGGGCCAAGGGTCTTCTCAAGCAAAATCACTTGTTCTTCATCAAACCGCTCAGGCCACAGAAGCTCGCCAGCCTCAGTCCTTGGGTCTTCCCAGATGATCGGTTCGCCATCGTCCGTCGCCCACTCAGGCACCAGCACCGTGTGGAATGCCCGCTCAGGCTCATAGCGCATCGGCAGGCAAAGATGGGTCCAGTCCCCGATCTGCTTCTCCAGCACATGCCCGGAGATATCGCGTTCATTGAGGCGCTGGGCCACGACGATGCGGCAGCCATAACCGGGCTTGGAATTGTTCAGGCGGTTATACCAAGCGGTATCCCACCAGTTGATAGTCGCCTCAATCATTGCCTCAGAGTTCGCTTCTGCCGCGTTGTTCAGGTCGTCTCCGATCAGATAGTTGCCGCCCAAGCCAGTGGTTGAGCCGCCGACCGAGACAGCATTGCGGATGCCGCGCTTGTCGTTTTGGAACCGGGTCTTGGTGTTCTGGTCATCGACCAGACTAAATCTGTCACCCCAGAGACTTTGATACCAATCCGACTGAATGAGCGTTCGGCACTTCACTGAGTCCTGCAAGGACAAGTTCAAGGCATAGCCAGCGCAGAGGAACTGAACGCCCGGTCCCGACAGCATCGACAGCTCGCTCTGAGCCCAAACCCATGCCGGGAACATCGTCCCAACAATCGTTGACTTCGAGAAGCGCGGAGGCACGTTGATTAGGAGGTTTGGGATATATCCATCGGCGCAGGCTTGCAGATGCGCGCAGATCGCCTGCAAGGCATAGCCGCCATGGGCGAATGGCGCACTGTCGATGTGCGGCCACGCGGCCACCGTGAACTTGTATAGGTCTTCCTCAAAGTCAGCCCGATCCAAATCCCGAAGCTGGGAGTCGATGTCGATCTTCTGGCCGTCTAGGTCAAGGAAAGCCGCCGTCACCCTTTGCGCCCCATGGTTATGTTGGTCTGAGCCCGGACTTCGTTATTAGGCCAGCACCAGATTTCCCGCGTGTCCTCTTGGAAACATACCCAAATAAGGTGATGCTCTGCCCCATAGTCAATGAGGATTTGAGCAAGAGCCTTGCCCTTGGGCGTCTCCAGCGGGATAGGCGGGTTGAGCTGGATCATCATGGCTGACTGCCTCTCCGATCTAGCAGACTCCAGATGAACTGGATGGCCGTGATGATCGCAGCCGATACAAGCAAACAGCCAAGGACGATCAGCAGAAGCTCAAGGATGACGATCATTCTTTCTTCTCCCCTGCGAGAGCGCGGTCGAAAGCGGCTTCAGCCTGTTTCGATCCAACTAGATTGTCTCTAGTTCTGTCTTTGAAATACTGCTTCTGCCTCTGACGCATATATTGCCCTTTACGCAGCGCCGCTTCCAGCGCCTCAATGCGGTCGGCGGCTTGTTCCGCTGTGCGTCCCGGTTCACGCCACCAGTCCTTAACTTCGCGTAGCCGCTTCACAAGATCATCAGTCATCAATTAATCCTCTCTCAAATGAGGAACGCCAATTTCTGGCGGGTATTCAGGCTGTGGACGATACGCAAGCCGCCTTGCCATTTTGAGTTGTTGCTCCAGCCTTTTAACTTCAGCTTCCAGTTGCTCAATGCGGCTGGCTGCGGCATCAATTACTTCATAATCCCAAAACATTACTCCATATTTGAATTTTAGATTTAGCAGTCGCTTCACAAGATTATCAATCATCCTTCTTCTCCCCTAGTGCAGCGCGGGCAATCACACAGTTGCAATCAATGCAGCCGCACCATTGTTCGCGCTTTGCCCATGTGCATTTTGTCAGCATCTTTTTTAGCGCCGCTTCCAGGTGTTCAATGCGGTCGGCAGCAGTATCAATGAGCACCTTCGTTGTGTATGGAGCTAGATACATATCTCCCTCACCTGTATCCCGCAGCCGCTTCACAAGATCATCTGTCATCTCAATTACCCCCTGTATCCCAATTTGCAGGCAATATTGCCTTCAACCTTCTGGCCGCTATCGTGCTGGGTGATGATGTAGCCTCGGCCTGTATCAAGGTCTATCGCCATGTTCATGGTGCCCCGATCACCGATATGAGTGATCACCCCGAAGTTCTTCTCGCGTTTGCTGAAGACCTCAAAAGGCCCAT